GCATTTTCTACGACAGATGACCTGACCTGTCACCCATTCTTCCACCCGGTACGGGGATGTACCGGGTGGAGCACACGTCCCGCCCAAATGCCTGCCCCACGAGAACCAGGCTCAAGCGCGACTCCCATCGTCAACTTATCGCCCCAGTTCAGACGAAGCACACAGAACGGGCACCTTTCAGAGAGAAAGCGGGCAGCCATGCCGGAAAAACAATGCGCATGCGGGATGTGGATGGACAACGTACACGGTGTCTGGTTATGCGCCCACGACGACCGGGACTGTGACGCCGCCAAACCCTGCGGGCTCTGCACCAAATACAACGCCGCCACCCAACTCCGCATCAACAACGCCGCCCGCACCGAACCGCCCACACCCCGCATCACCATCATCAAAGTCGAACGCCCCGACGACCCGCCCAAACCCGCTGATGGCTAAGGCCATGTTCGTTCACCCTGGAACACCCAAGACCGGGTACTGGTGTCCGGACTGCGTCCATCCCTCCGTGATCGTCATCCCGTACTACTGGGTCACGACGGACGGTGTGACACCTGCCACGTCGAACACGGTTTGCACCGAGTGTAAGAAGCATTTCACACCGTTGAGTAGGGGGTCTGATGTCCCGGACTGATCGTGATGGTGTTGGCGGCGGTGGGCATAAGAACCGTCTGTGGGAGAGGGACTGTGAGTGGTATCGGACCGGGCTCTACCGGGTCATCGACATTCGCAGGTCACGCCGTGCAGCGAAACGGGAGTGCCGGGATGTCGAGAAGTGACCGGATGCCGAAGTGTCAGGACTGTTTCCTGTGCGGCAACGGGCGGTGGAAGTCACGCCGGAAAGAACGCCGTGCCGCGCGGAAGGTGCCGCACCTATGTCGAGGACTGACCGTGCTAAGGGCTGGAACCGCTGCCCTGAACCTGACTGCGAATGTTGTGTGCAAGGCAAAGCGCGCCGCCCATGGAACCGCCGACAACGCCACCTAACCCGCACCATCATCAACAAGGAGGCATGGTGGCTGACCTGACTAAATGCGCGGGATGCGGAAGCGCAGTCGGGCGTGACGGTGAATGCCCGCAGCCAACCCACTGCGACGCTTGCCCACCATGGACGTGCGACGACTGCGGAGGAATGGACAGCATGGACAACCCTTGCGCCTGCTGGGTATCACTCGGCGACCTGTGTCTTGCGGACTTGAAGGGCGTCCTCGCTCTCGGAGGACTAAATGTGGGAACCAATGGCTGACCTGACAGGGCAAATCGGTATCTGCCGCAACGGCACCACCACCATCGCCAAACTGATTGAATGGGACACGCGCTCCCACACCCACCACGTCGTCATCGCATGGTCACCCACCGCATGCGTCAGTGCTGAACCCGGCGGAGTCGTCCACCGCAACGTCACCGACTACGACAACGTCACCTGGTCAACATTCAAACTCGACGGCGAACAAAAAGCGGCCATCATCGCCGCCTGCAACGCCTCCGAAAAACTCCCCTACAACTATGCGATCTACCTGCCCCTATTCCTTTCCCGGTTGACCCGTATCCCCGTCCCAACGGTTATCGCCGCATGGTTAGGACGCCGCCGCAACGTCGACTGCTCACAGTTGGCTGACGACATCTACCGTGCCGCCGGAATCAACCTGTTCACCGAATCATCCGACATCGTCACCCCCGGCGACTTCGAACGTCTCTTCCAAGCGGCAGGATTCCTATGAACACATGGCACGAAGAACACAAAGACAACCTGACACTGGGTGAACGCGCCGCCGACCTCCTCCGAAACTGTATGGGCTCGTGGGGGTTCATCTTCGGCTTCCTCACATTCATGGTGCTGTGGATGGGACTCAACCTGATGGGTTGGATGTATCAGTGGGATCGTCCACCGTTCATTCTCCTCAACCTGGGATTATCCACGTTGGCCGGGTTGCAGGGTGGCATCTTGTTGATCGCCGCAAAACGTCAGGACGCCGTCGCCTCAGCAATGGCGAAGAACGACTACGAAGTGAACCTGGCATCCCGTGAAGAGATCCGGTTGCTGCATGCAATCCTGTTAGCGCAGGACGAAACCATCAAGGAAATACGGGACCACATCATCGACTCTTGACCGCTGTGAAGGTGGTGTGCCGTGGCATCCATCGGGTGGGCGGAACTCGCCGCAGCAAGTTTTGAGACGAAACCGATTGATTGGGCGACACCGGGTCAGTTGGCGGTGGCGATGGATCGTCGGACGGTGCAGACTCCGGCACTGGATCTGATTGATGCGGCGTTGGTGCGGGCGTATAACACCCCCGATTCGCGCCTGATCATTTCCCTGCCTCCGCAGGAGGGAAAGAGCACCCGGGTGGGTGTCATGTTCCCGTTGTGGGTGTTGACGCAGAACCCGCGCGCCCGCATCGTCATGACGTCGTTCTCGGACCGGTTGGCACGCCGTAACAGCCGTAGCGTGCGTAATCAGGTCCAGTCGGATGGTGCCCGGTTGGGCATGGTCATGTCCCGCGATGTTGCCTCACAGACTGAATGGCAGCTCGACGGGTCACGCGGCGGTATCTACGCCGTGTCCGTGGGTGGTGCCCTGACAGGTCAGCCCGCCGACCTACTCATCATCGATGACCCGCACAAGGGTGCGAAGGAAGCCGACTCGCAGCTCCAACGCGACGAAGTCTGGGAATGGTGGCTATCCACCGCCTCAGCCCGACTCGCCCCCGGTGCCCCGGTCGTCATGATCCTGACCCGCTGGCACGAAGACGATTTGGCTGGCAAGTTCACGTCCGCCGCTGACGGGCACCTGTGGGAAGTCCTCAACATCCCCGCCCAAGCCGACCACAACCCCGACCACGGCGAAACCGACCCACTCGGACGCCAACCCGACGAATTCCTCGAATCCGCTAGGCAACGCACCACAGCCCAATGGGAAGCAATCCGCACCCGTCAAACAGCCCGCAACTGGAACGCCCTCTTTCAGGGACGCCCCAGTGCCGCCGTGGGTTCCGTTTTCAAACGGCACTGGTGGAAAACGTACGACCACAAAATGTGGGTCGAAGAAGGCAGCATCTGCACTGTCCCCGGCGACGGGAAACTACTCATGTCCTGGGACATGACGTTCAAAGCGTCCAAGGGTTCCGACTTCGTTGTCGGACAGGTCTGGTTGCACCGTGGCGCTGACGCGTACCTGTTGGATCAGGTCCGCCGGCGCATGGGATTCAGTGAGTCGAAAGCAGCATTCGAAGCGTTGGTGGCGAAGTGGCCGCAAGCCGCCATGAAGTTGATTGAAGACAAAGCAAACGGCACCGCAATCCTCGACGTCCTCCGCTCCAAAATCCCGGGACTCATCGCGATCAACCCGACCGAATCGAAAGAAGCCCGTGCGGAAGCCGTCACCCCCTTCATCGAATCCGGGAACGTCCACCTCCCCGCCCCCGCCGTAGCCGCATGGGGTGAAGGGGTTATTGAGGAAGCCGCCGCGTTCCCCACCGGGGCACACGACGACCAAGTCGACGCCATGACCCAAGCACTCAACCGCATGTTCATCAACTCCCCCGGGGCTGGTGCCGCGTTCCTCTCTGCTTGGAAACAAGCAGCAGAAGCTAACGGCACCATCATCCCCACTACCGCACGCAACTGGCGACAAACCGCCGCCGACCTGAAAGGGAGATGATTCATGGGCCTCTGGGATGTCTTCCGTAAGAACAGTGTCGCCGGACTCGTTAGTACACCGCAGGGTATTAGTGACGCGATGGTCGCACAGGGCATGTCCACGAACGGGTATCTTGGTCCCGGTTCGCCACGCACCCCTGTCATGGGTTACTCGGGCGACCCGCGCGCCATGGACTACCCGGTTGGTGTCAACATGGCGGCCGCGTCCCGTGAGCAGTGGGGGCGCACCTCGTATGAGGTGTTGCGGGAAATGTTGCGCGCCTACGGTGTCGCCCAATCCTGCATGAACCACAAGATTGATGAGATCCGGTCCATGGAGCCGTTGTTTACGCCCATGGAGGGGGCGCAGGGCGACATGGATTTGGCGATTGAGGCCGCCAAGACTGCGTTGACGTTCCCCGATCGTGAGCATTCTTATGACGAGTGGATCGCGCTTTGGTTGACGAACCTGCTCACCTTCGATTCTGGCCCGTTGAAGCGGCGCCGGAACAACAATGGTGACATCATCGGACTCGAAGTAATTGACGGTTCAACTATTTACCCGTACGTCGACGAGCACGGGCGCCGCCCCAAAGCACCCGCCCCCGCCTACTACCAGGTCATCAAGGGCCAACCGTCCATGGCGTTCACGGCCGAAGACATCATCTTTTCCCGGTTCCGCCCCCAAACAGATTCCCCGTTCGGTATGGCCCCGCTGGAATCGATCCTCGTCACCGTCAACACGGACCTCCGATACCAGTGGCACTTGTTGCAAATGTTCACCGAGGGCAGCATCCCGGGCGGGTTCATGGAACTTCCCCCGGACGTCAACAACCCCGACCAGGTCGCCGAATGGCAGGACTACTGGGACGCAACCGTCATGGGCGACCAGTCCATGATGCACAAGCTCTTGGCCGTCCCCCATGACACCACGTTCACCAGTACAGCCCCCGCAACGTTCGACAAAGAATTCCCGAAGTTCCTCGCCCTGCAAACCGCCGCCGCGTTTGGTGTCGTCCCCCAGGACTTGGGTCTGACCGATGACGTGAACCGGGCTACCGGTGAGACACAAACGGATATGCAGTTCCGTGTCAACACGCTCCCTTGGGTGCGTTTTGTTGAATCGCACCTGAACCGGTACCTGCAACACGACCTTGGCTTGCCTGTTCAGGTGAACCTGAACACGGGCCGTGACAAGGAAGACCGCATCGCCGAAGCACAGGCGTGGAAGATCTACGTTGAAACCGGGTTCGCCTCCATGGATGAAGCCCGCGAAGAACTCCTGGGCCTGCCGACCGATAATGAGCGGCCTGTCCCGCGCGGCATCATTTCGCCGCGTCTCGGGTTTGTCCCGTTGGATTCGTTGTTTGCCGTGTCGGGTGTTATTGATCCGGAGACGAAAGCGCCGGCCGATGCTGTGCCGTTGTCTGAGGCACCGTTTGCTGGGACGCCGGGGTTGATTCCGGATAAGCAGCCCGGTGGTGCGGTGTTCAACCGTGCCCCGATTAATCCTGATGAGCCGGAGTTTCCGGCGTTGGAGCAAAACCATCCTGAGACTGGGCTGGTGGTTCCACCGTCCACGGCACCGACGCCTGCCCCACCGGTAGTGAAGTCCGCAATTGTGGGTGTGGCTGGTGTTGCTGTGAAAGCAGCCGACACAGGCCGTGTCCTCATGATCCAACGTACCCTCGACCCTAACGACCCGGCAGCGGGTACGTGGGAGTTCCCGGGCGGCCACCTCAACGACGGTGAATCCGCTTTCGTGGGAGCTGTGCGCGAGTGGGAAGAGGAGACCGGATGCACGTTCCCGGGCGATGCTGTGACCGTTGGGTCATGGTCCAGCCCTGACGGACACTATGCCGGATTCGTGTGCAAGATCCTCACGGAATCATCGGTGTCTATCAACATGGGTGGTGGCGAAGATGCTGAGTCGCTGGCATGGTTCCATCCGGACGATTTGCCCGGATTCCCTGCCCTGCGCGATGAACTGTCCACAACCTTGCCGGTGAATGAATTAGCGAAGGCCCAGGATGCGGAACTGGCAAAGTTCCGTGCCTTCACGAAAGCGCGCGCCCGCAACGGCAAATGGCGTGACTTCGAATTCACGACCTTCACCAAAGGCGCAGCAAACATGCTCAACGCCCAAGGACGCGCCACCATCACCAAAGACAGCCCCGACGACGCAACACCCGCCGGGACTGATGCCAGCCCAAAAGTTGGTACGCCTAAATGGCGTCAGCAAAACCCTAACCCCACCCCACAACAACTCGTCGACCTGAAAATCACTGACGCCTACACCCCCGACATTCAAGCGGCCCTCATGAAGTTGTGGACGGAGGCGGACCTTTCATCCGCCCTGTCTGCGACTAACGGGCTGGGGGATGTTGCTGCCGGTGTGTATCAGAAAGCGGTGCGCGCCGTCCTTAGCGGGACTGTGAACTCCGGAAATCTGGAATCGGTTATGCAGTCGTTGTGGGCTGATTCGTATCGGGCCGGTATTGCTTCGGCCCGGGCACAGGTCATGGGTGTACCGGTGTCATGGTCTGACTGGAAACCCGGCGTAACCGGGGCCGACGAGTTGACTGGCAAGTCCTGGCTCACTGCCCTCAAACAAGCCCAGATCGACATCAAAGGCATCCCCGACACAACCATGGACCGCATCGGCACCGCAATCGCCAACGGGTTCAACAACGGCCAAGACGACCGTGCCACCGCACGGGACATCAATGCTCTCATCAACGACCCCGACCGGGCTGAACTGATCTCCCACACGGAAACCGCCCGGATGCTCAACCAAGCCTCCATGGACACGTACGCCGAGTTGGATGCCACCCAGTTCGACCTAGTCACCTCGGATGATGCCTGCGATGACTGCCTGGATCAGGAAGCGAACAACCCGCACGATCTGGACGACCCAGACGCGCAGGTCCCTTTGCATCCGCGATGCCGGTGCAGCAGTGAACCACACATCGACGAAACACCACGAACCACAGGAGATGACGCCGATGAGTGATGAGCAACGCTACGTACTCGGAATCGCTTACCAGGCCGGACCGGACCCGCGCATCATGCGTGGGGCGGACGGCGGCCGCGACTACTTCACGCCGGAAGAACTTGAAAAGGCGGCGTGGTCGTTCATGAAGTCCGCACGGTCGGTTGGGCTCAACCATGAGGACGGCACCGAGGGCGCCGCGCAAGTGACCGAGTCCTACATCTACCGGGGACCCGATTGGGACCTCGGCGACGGCGTCGTCGTCAAAGCCAATGACTGGCTCATCGGGGCTGTCCTCGATGAGCCTTCATGGGCTCTCTACAAATCCGGAAAGATCACTGGCTTGTCCCCGCAGGGCGCAGCCGTTCGACGCAGGAGCAACCAATGACACAACCGATTCCCGAAGACATGACCGAGTTGACCGACGCGCAAATTGATCGTGTCGACCTAGTGGGGAAGGGGGCGAACGGTCACCGTTTCCTGCTTGCCAAGTCTGGCGACTCCCCCGCGATCATGACCCCGTCCGATGTGGAAGCCCTTATCAAGGACGCTGACGGCGAAGACCCCGAAGCGACCGACCTCGTCGATGTCCTCGCCACCCCCGACACGAACGCCCCAGGGGATGAGAACCAGCCCGGTTCCCCCGCATGGGAAGCCGTCGACGCAGCCACCGCCACCAAGTGGACGTCAGTGCTCGCACGGGCAAAGAACGCGCTCGAAGTCATGGCTGACCGTGAAGGTGTCGAAGCTGCCTCCCCCAGTGGCGACGACGGTGACGCATCCAACGTGTGGGACCTGGAAGACGCTGCCTGCGCTAT